GATTTGTTTGACACAACATATGTTAGTATAATAATATTACCGTCTGAAAGAGCAGAACCTATAATACCATCACCAAAATAAATTTCAAATACTCCAGCCTCCACCTCCTGTAAAAAGTAGACATTACTAGATGCTGTCAATTGTGTTATGTCTGTAGCCTTTGTATATGTTGTGGTAGTTGAGTCTGAAGATGAGGTTTGAACCTTTACTGTTAGTGTAGTAGTGTCTGCTCTATTATCAGTCAGCAAAAATCTTTGGTCAACATCAGAACTATCCACACTATATCTTGTCGTTATAAAAGTTCCTTCGTAGATATCAGTATTTGTAAATGGAATACTATTACCAGTGTTTGATTTTGTAACATCTGTTATTGTTGAAAAGTTATAAGACACACCATCTACAGCAGTATTAAATACTGTTCCTGCTGGCATTGTTAGAGAACTACTATTTGTATTCAAAGTAACATCTACAACTGCTTTAGAAGCACGAGCAGATGTTGGTGTATATCCTAAAGTTTTTGCGTGAGAAACAATACTGGACCTAAGAGATGAACTATCTAAGAACATTTCGTTTGCCAACATATTAGCATTGAAACCTAGATAGTGAGTATTGTATGCTAGAACATCCAAAAGGATATTCATACCCGAACCCTCAAAATCATAATCCGTAAATTGGTTTTGAGCTTTAAGGAAAGTTTTGAGGTTAGTCTTTACCTCATCAAAGTCAAANTCTGTAACTTCTAATCTTCTGTCGTTTATTGCCATTATCGTAATACCTCTAGAAATACTGTCATGTCTACAAGCTCAGTGGGTGTGTTAACAACAAAAAATTCTATAGTCACTTCGTATTCATTTCTATCTAAATTGGGTAAAGATCGAACACTGATTAACCTTGCTCTTGGTTCAAAATTTTCTATAACATCTTCAACTTTTCTTGCCAACACAACAGCAGTAATAGGTGTCATATTTTCAAATAACATATCTCTTATACCAGAACCTATTTCTGGATGAAATGGTTTTTCGTAAAAGTTAGTTAACACTAGATTACGAATAGACCTCTTCACTGCTTCAACGTCTGTTATTTGTGTTACATCATTTGAACCGCTTTTTTTACTAAAAAATAAATCTAAGTCATTATACTGCCGAACATTTCTGGATGTATCATTATTAACTTGTGCATCACCCCCAGCTGCATATGAATTGTTACTTGACATTATAGACTCCTGTTCTATCTATTTATAACGTATTATTAACAATATCAAACAAGATTTAAGTTCCTTCACTTTCACTTATACGTATTTCATTTACTATCGCATCTATGTTATTATGCCAATAATTTAAAAACTTATGTATTCTTGGATACTTTGGTTTAACATCCATTGTTTGCCACACAAACCTCTGTAGTATGTTCTCATAGTCTGGCATCCAGTAATAAACATCCAGTGTGACTAATATTTTTTTCTTTATTATGATCATGATATTTCTTTAACTATCCCCTGCTATTTTATAGCTTGGATCATAAGTTTCATTATAAAAATATGATACATATATTGCTGGTGAAGATTTTCCTCCTTTACGGGTTGTTCTGTCATACTGTCTAAGAAATTGGTTTATGGTAATCTCTTTTGGATTTATTATACTTACTTTAAACGTATCATTTCCATAACTATTTCTTTGAGAAGTTCCTTCGGGAATAATTACAAACCTTATTCTTGTCCTTTCAAATTCACCTCTGGTGTACGTTTCTCCATCTTGCATATATCCAGAAACATATCTAATTTTAGTTGGTTTATGTTTTAAAGTTAATTTGACATCAATACCAAGTTCATCTGAACCACCAACAGAAATAAGATCAGAAAGATTTATTTTTTCACTTCCAAATCTTTTCCTAGTTAAGAATCCTTCACCACTATAATTTGCATTTTTAGCTCTTGCAGTGGTTGCTGGAACACCCTTACTTTCTATAGAAACTCCTCCACTAGATTCAGTAACTTTTTTAGTTTCATTTACAACCGTGAATACGGCTGTATCTGATGTTGGTCCTTCTTCAAGAGTTGGATATACAGCACTTGCTGCAGCAATCTTTGCATCTCTAAAGTTTGTATTTGAAACAAACGCTGCTGCTTCTTCTGTAACAGGATCAATAGATGCTAACTTAGAAGCAGCTGCTTTTTGAATTACATCTCCTGCAGCTGATAACTCAAAGTTTGGTATAAGACCAGACAAACTTGTTCCTGTTCCAAAAACACCAGCAGCAGATGATACAAGTGAGTCTAAATCAAATCCTGATGTTGTAAGTGCATCACCAAAACTTGAAGTTATATCTGCAAGTAAATTTGCTGATTGTAAAGGATTTGTTAATCCACTTAAACTTTGTAATTGTGCTTGTAGATTTACATTTGGTATAGAGGATGGCTCAGGAACTAATGATCTCAATTCAGTATTTACATCTGCTAGTTGAGATGAAAGTTCAGATGCTGCTGCTGAAGCATCTGCTTGTAAATTAGATAATGCAGAATTTTTTGTATCATTTAATTTTGATACAATATTATTAAAAGCTGCATTTGCTCCTTGCAAGTTTGGGGCTGTAAAATCTACCATATCTAACCTCCTATAGGCTGGGGATTCACAGTTGTTTCGGTAACATCTACAACACTTGTTCTAGTGGGCGAATCTGTTTGAGTATGATTAACACCAGCAGCAACATAAAGATATGTATCTTTACCAACGTGTTTATAGTAGTCAGCATCATAACGGATATGTGCATCACCGTTATAATCAATAGTGTGTATCCCTGTAATAGTATGTGTATGAGTTCCACCAGTTGTTCTTGTGGTATTTGATGTAACTGTTTCTGTTAATGTTGTTTCTGATTTCAAAAGCATTGCTGTTGTAGATCGTATGTCTATATCACTTCCCGACTTGATTGACATAATACCAGAAGTTGTTAAAACATTCATGTTGGATGATGCAGTTATCATTATGTCATTACCAGCACTTATAAGAGCATCTGATGATGGGTATAAAATTAAACTATTACCTATGAGATGAGTTTCACTTCCAACTATGTTGATATCAACGTCACCTTCGCCTGGCCCTGCAGCACCACTAAGAGGGCCAACATTACCTTTTACAAAACCATTTATATTATAAGAGTGATTACCCATAATTTCTTCTTCAAGGTTTCCACCAGCACTTCCGGCTCCAACTCTTGTTCGTAAATTCTTGTGTATCTTCTGTGTGTAGTTTCCCTCTACCTCTAAATGATAATCACCCTTGATATACTCTCGTACAGTTCCTTCAGTTGTAATGTTTACATCACCTGATACATAAACATTAGATTTACCAGCAACAATCTCATAGTTGTCACCGATAATCTTTACTACCTTTGTGCCGTCTGGATGTATCTCTTCAAATGTACCAGACTTATGTTGTGTGAATAATCTCTCTCCGCCAGGGCTGTCATCTATCTCTCGTATATGACCAGACTCAGATTCAAAAACGTGGTTGTATGGGTAAGCAGCAGAGATATACGGTTGTGCTGTGCTTGTTATTCCTTTTGGTTGCGGTTCCTCAAAAGTACCTCTTGTCTCTTGTACGGCTTCATCGGAAACAGATTTAAGAAATGGTTGTGTTGCGGTAGGAATAGCAAAATCACCACTTAATCTATTCGTTCTACGATTGATTAGAGAGTTGTGTGTTTCAGATGTTTCACCTTGTGCAAGTCTATTTGTATCTGGCTCACCAACCTCATGACTAGAAGACATAGTGTAATCTTCACCATCCACAGGATATGGACCGTAAGTAGGATCAGATTTATAATAATCTTGTTTTGAATTTACGCCTCTTGGATCATTAAATCCTATTGATGGATCAGCTTCTTCTTCGGGTACGCCAGGCAGTGTACCCATGATAACAAGTTGTTGCTTCTCAACATCTCGAAAGAAACCAACAACATGACTACCTTCTACAAGAAAGGAAGGTGTGTTACCCATACCATGCATACAAGGGTCTGTCACAGGATGCATGACATGAGCCCAAGGTAAATCCGTTGTAGGTAATTTAATTACATCAGGAGTGTGATAACCTAAACAACGAACACGAACACGACCAAGTGCTGATGGGTCATTGCGGTCTTCTACAACCCCAACGAACCACACAAATCCGTCTTGTCCCATAAAGTGACTTTTTTCAACCATATAAACCTCACATACTTGTAAGATTATTTATAATGATTAATGTAGGTCTGGATCACGGCCCATACGTTTTATTGGAATTTTATATTCTTCAATTTCAAGCTTGATATTAGTATCATCATTTGGTAAATGAGAATACGCTGTCCAAGCTTCTTCGTATGACATAAAATGGTCAAGTATTACTTTGTGGGTAACAGTATCAACTATTTTAAATAACATAATGGATATTTAGACAAAATTTAAATTAAGAAAATTCTTTTGATGATACATATTCCAAACCAGTAAAGGTTTTAATCTCAAAAAACACAGAATCTTTATGCTTTTCCCTCACAGGAACATACTTTTTGGTCTTTTTAGACCAATATTTAACTTCGCCGTTCTTCAATATCACATCATCATATGAGTCTGATAGAACTTCAGTGATCACTCCAGAGTAAATGTCACCGACTTCATTTTCAAAACTTACTTCATTACCAATTTTCAACATTATCAATTTTCTTTCTTATCAATTACTATTTGTGTTTTACGATTTTCCCAAGCACTATGCTCAGCAGCTTGTTTAATTTTATCACCACGTTTCTTCGCAGCTCTTAACTCTTCAACAAACTTTCCTGCCTTATGATCTCCTTCTGGAGTTGTGATATCAATATCTTTCGGCATTGTTATGGTAGAATGGTCTTTTTTATGAAAACCATCTTGTGAAATTTTACTTCCTCTACTCTGTTGCCATTCATTATTAACACGAACAATGGTAGAACCATCCTCTGCTTTCTCAATCAACGTACCATCACCAAATCTATCCGCAACAGCATCACTTACAGCCATACCCATCTTTGCTTCAAAGGTTTTTTGCTCTGTTAATGCCATTCTGGAAGCTTGATCAAGGATTTCATTCTCCTTCATCTTAGGATTTTCCGCTCGTATCAGACCAACATACTTGTTAAGCCTTTCGCTTAGTGCGAGAAGTCTTGGATCACTCATTTATATAACTCCTAATTACCATGCTTCTTAAATTTTTCTGAATTAACATTTGGGTCTACTGGAAAAGGTGTTTGCTCTTCCAATCCAAGCATCTGTTTCCANTTATAATGAACTTCAATCTCACCNTTCACTACNCCNTCGTAGTANTCATCAAAATTATAATCGGTATTGTACCTTTTATTATAATA